GATCGGCGCGCTCATCAAGCGGCGCCTCGTAGCCCTTGGCAATCCAGCAAACCTTGCGTTCAGCCTTATCCCAAATCTCATAGACCTCAGCCCGCGCGGCCATGCCATCGCGAAACCGCGCTTCTGGACTGTCAGGGTTGTCTTGCCGCAAGCGCGCATTAAGCGGCACCGCTCGGCCAATCTCTTCACCAAATCGCTCAATCAATTCGGCGCGCGTCATCTGCACTTTGCGCGCAACCCAGCGCACTTCGCGCCAGGTCTTGGCCGGCGACATAAGGTAATCGCGCCACGCCACATAGTCATGCGCCACTTCCTCGAATACCAGCATATCGCCGGGTTCTTCTGGCGTCTCGGCCTCATACTCGGAAGCGTCGTCAGTAATGCCCACGCCTTCGGAAGGCGTCGGCGGCTGCATCTTCTCAAAATGCGGCACATAACGCAGCCAGGCCGTGCCACGGCCCACGATTAGCCGGTCATCGCGCGCTTGCTTGATAACCTCGTCGAATTGGTCGCTGTCAGTCGCAAAGGTGACGGCGCGCTCAAGCACTTCCGCCGCCGTGCGCCCAATCGGGTCAGCATCCTTGAAGCGCCGTTCAACCACCGGTTTTGCGCGGCGCGCGTAAAGCGCAGGCTGCAAGGTCGAGACATTGGACCAAAAAATGTTAATGCGGCGCTCGCCGTCATCCGATGAAGATGCGTTCTTCCGTTCGTCCCGGTATCGGCGCAAGCAACGCTGCGCGGTCTCATACCAGTCATTGCACCACTGATCGGCCTGCTCGATCTCGACAATCCACCGGCGGTATTTGCCGGCAGGCGTGTCATAATCAAGATCGTCGGGTTCCTGCGACATTACGCGAAAACCCTCCTGGGGGCAGTTGGCACAACCAAGCTAGCCTTAAAGGCATCAGGCACTTCGCCAGCCCATGCCGCGTTGACGTGGAACCCTTGCAGCGCTGCGGGCGGCTTGGTCATGACGCCTTGGAGGGTGTATTCCGCCGGGTCATACAACGTTCCGATAACGTCCAGCGCCACAGTCTCAGGCGGTGCGATCTGGCCGCCTTCACGGGGGAAGCCTGCCGCGTCATAAACCGCGTCAAACGCCGCGCGATTGGCGAAGCGGTGGAACGTATAGGTCCAGGTCATGCGGTTAACGCCTGCAAAACGCCGCTTGATAGGCTGGTCGGATAAACAACAATGCGGCGCATATAGGTGACGGAATTGCCACTGCCGGTTCCGAAAGCTGCAAACCTAATACGGTTTAGCGCAGGAAGCGTTAAACCCGATTGCGTTGCCACCGCGCCGCCATTGGCGCAATAAGCCACGTTGCCGCCTGAATAAGCGCCAATGTGCTTATGCACTGCACCAAGGGTCAAAACGCTTGTTGCCAGCGCTGTTCCCACGCCGCCTATCGTTGTAACTAGGCGTGATGTTGGCGTGGCGGTTGTGCGCTGCTGCAATTCAAATACGTTGTTTGTCGTGCCATCATCTGCCGCCACAAGCTGATTGGTGGCAGCGCCAGTGCCAGATACGCGCTCAGTCGTCACCAACTCGGCAAGCAAAGAAAACTCCGAAGGAACCACAAATGGCATGGTGCCGGTTTCGGTTGCCCTTGTGATGGCTGCCGCGCCGGTAATGATTGGGCTGGTCGCAAAAGTGCCAACCTCGCATTGTGCCACGTCAACCGCAATCACGTCGCCGCTTGTGACAATGCGGAAACCAATTACAGGATTGGTAATTGTCGTGGCCGGAATGACAAACCGCTGCCACGCGGCGGTTAGCGTGATAGCCGTCCAAAGCGCGCCGTTGTCTTGTGTGATTTCCACCGTGCCGGTGCCGGTAATGCGCCGGGCAGAGAAGCTGCTGACATGCGTGGCGCTGGCTGAGGTAATGGTTTGCAGCGCCGTCCCGTTACCAGCCGTGGCGGTCAAGCGAGAAGCGCTATTGGTAACACCAGTAATGCCGGTGACGTTCAACGCGGCGGTAATGTTGGTCTTGACCCATGCGCTTTGCGTGAAATCGCGCGAATGTAACGCGATGTTGGTCCGGGCGCCTTCAGTCAACAAACCGCGCGCCGCAAGCGTTACAGGGTCATAATCAAAGCGCGCAACATTGCTGCCGACTTCCACCAGATTGCCCGCGCTATTGTAGTGCCAAGCGGAAGATGCCCGCGCAATGCTGATGCGCGGATCAAGACCGCCTGTCATAAAATCAAACACGGCGCCGCTGACGTTGCCGCCAGCCCGTAGCCGCGTGTTGATGCGCTGGCCCAAGTTACCGGCCCTGGCCCGCCGTGATGAATAGCGCGGTGCTTTGCCCAGTCGCGCAGATGGCCGCGATCTGCGCCACGCCTGGCGCCTTGCTGACCACCTTGGACTGCCCCGCGCCAATCGGATAGCCCGCCGTAGTGGCGGTCGCGCCAAAGGCAACAAAACACGTCAGCGTTCCCAGGTTCTGCACCTCGATCACGGAAGCCTGCGCCCCCGCTGCACCAAAACTGGCGTTGCTGCTGGCATCCGTCACGGCAAGCGTGAGCGTCTCGCCGGGTGAAAACGGCGCACTGATTGACATGGCTTGAACTCCATCACCACCGCGAAGCGCGCGGCGCGGTTTTCCACAAGTCGTTGAAGGTGGCGCTGTTGCTGGCGCCAACCGATACAATCGCGCCCGGCTGATGCACGGGCTTTTGCCGCACCCATGGTCGGCTCATGCAAGCGTAACGCGCTTCGTCGGGCGCGTGATCTTCACCGTCGCTGTCCACATCTTCCGGGCGGTCCGGATCGTGCTGCAACGCCGGCAATGTGCGGATCAGGTCGCGGCATGTGCTGAAAATCAGCAAACCCGGCCCGGTTTCGTCGCCTTCTAGCCTGGCCCGAACTTGGTCCCACCCGCCAAGCGCGCCTTGACGCGCAACGCGGGCATTATCGGCAGGGCGGAAAAACACTTTTGCAGCGCGCGCCATGCGCTCGGCAATGGATGGGCCGCCGTCGCTTGAAAAGATGGCCGGATCGGCAACGCCATGAAGGCCATTCTCGGGCTTAGGGTCGCGCGCCTCACGTTGCGCGATACCCTCTGCCACCTTTTCAGCGGTCATCTTCAAACCCTCATTCGGCTTGCCAGTGCTGCCATACCATTCCCGGTATCGCACCAGCGCACCGCGCGGGATGTCCGCCAATTCGCCGTCCGATACGGCCCACCAGCCTACGCTAAAAGGCTTCGCGCTGCCCCAATCCAGCGACCGGAACCGGAACCAATGCTCGGGCAATTCACGCGGCGCGATGACGTGCCGGCGTAAATCAAACTCGGGGAAGAACGCCCCGGCGATGACCGACCAATCGCCGTCAAGCCAAGCCTTTACCAATTGCGGCGCACCGCTCGCCCGCAGTCGCGCTACATAATCCGCGCCAAGGTGCCGATTATCGCCAACGCGGGACGGGATATAGACCCGCTCCAGGCCGCTCACATCGTCCTTCATGACGCGCCAGCCCATCGGCTCCGGGTCTATGTAGCGCGCCCTCACCCATTGATGCCCAGGCCCGCCGGGATTGCCCGTTAGGCGTATTCGGCACGGGACGCCAGAACCAGAGCGCAACGTGGCAAACAGCTTCAAGATCGGCGCCGGGCTGGGGAAGTTGCCCGCTTCCTCGACATAAACCCGCGTGTAACTGTGGCCCTGGTAACTCTCGGCGTCCGCGTCGCGCTCAAGATAGGCGAAGGTCAGTCTTGCCCCGCCGGGCATCACGCACCGCATGGGGACGCTGGTGAATTGCGCGCCCAATGGTGTGAACAACGCCCGCGCCCGCTCGAATGTCTCTTGCAATTCCGTCCGCGTGCGGCGGACCATCAGGCCTATCGCCTGCTTGCCGTATCGATCCGCATGAACGGCCCATTCGCCCAACATGCCGTCAGTCTTGCCGCCGCCGCGTGCCCCGCCGAAGAAAACCTCAAAGACCGGGCAAGTCAGCAGCGCCGTTTGCGGGCCTGCCTGGGGGCGCCAGACTACGCTTGGGGCTGATGCTGTTTCGCCCACGTTTCGGCGTCCTCTGCCTCTGCCGGCGCCATGATGACATAGCCAAGCCGCTCGCCATTCGTGGTCACGTCCGTCCTGCTTTCAGGCGGTGCGATACGGTCCAATAAATCCTTAGCCGCCGCGTGGCCTTGCGGGTGCAGTGGGTCCAGGGCGCGCGTGAATTGCGCGGCGAGTATCTCTTCCTTGCGCGCGGCAATCTGCGCCTTGATCTCGGCGGCCACTTCCTTGCCGGCGGACTTGGCCTCGCCGGTCGGCTGGTTATTGGCGGTGAACGCCTTGGCCGGGCCTGCGCCTGGCCCGTAGCCTGCGCCGCTTGCCGGTGCGCCGCTGGCCGGTCCGCCGTGGCCGGGGCCATTGCCGACGCGCGTGGTCTTGGTCCGCATTGTGCCTCGGCCATAAAAAAGCCCGGCAGCCTTGTGAAGCTCCGGGCGCAAAAATACAGAATACGGTCCCCCTACAAATAAATCAGGGGGCTGTCAAGCGTTGTTTATCCATCATCCCCAGCAGCGCCACCACCGGCCCAGGCACGGCCCGCGTCCCGTCGCACCAGCGGCGGACAGTGCGGGCGTCAACCATGGCTAGGCGCGCAAAGGCAGCTTGGGAATAGCGCAGATCGGCCAGTGCGGCGCGGAATTGGTCAGGGGTCATGCTTTAACGTCCTGCGTATCAAACCAAAACGCTTTTACTAATGCCCAATCTTGAACGGCTGGCGCAAACCCGCGCTTAAAAGCCCGACAACACCGGAAAGCAGCGTCGGCCATATCGTGATCTTCAGCATCCATTGCGCGTTCTGCAATTTCGCGGGCAATCTGAAGGTTGGTCATGGCGCGGCCCATCATGCGCGCCTCCGCACCAAAACCGCGTTTTTGGTGTCACGCCACTCGCGGCGCAGTTCAGGCTCACCAACGTTCATGAACGAAAACCACCGCTCAACATAAACCCGCCCATTCTTAGCCACTTTCAGAACATAAGCCTTAAATGCAATGTTTTCGCCAGGGTAAAATTCAATCAAATCGTTTTTTTGAAAAGCGCTCATCTGTCTATCTTCCGTTTCAGCCGGGCTTGATTGCCCTTGCTGATAACGCAAACATAGGACCATTGGCCCGCACTGTCAACAGGAAAAATACGCAAAATGCGTTTTTTTATTCTAGCCGCACTCTTGCTGGCGCGGGATTATCGCGCATGTGCTGATCCACCCCAGCAATCCATCGCGCCACTTCTCCCGGGATAGGAACCGCACCGCGCGCCCATTGGCGAACGGTGCCTTCGTCTCTGTTCAGGATCCGCGCCAGGCCACGCTGCGACCAGTGGCAGCGTGTCAAGGCTTCGCGTAATTTGGTGGGAGTCATGGTATCTCTCTAATGATATGCTGTTTTTGACCGATGCAACTCACATACGCGAGCGACACATTCATCAAATCACCTTGCGAAAAATGGCTTGCCTTAGAATTGGCGGGCAACGCCTTTTGCCCAGCGCGGCGCCAATCGTTTTCCTTGATAGCCGTGGCGCGAAGCTCATTTTCGCGCAGGATTAGGGCTTCACGCACGGTTAAGGCGGCGGTCCACTTCAGGTCGCCAGTAACCGTGTCACGGATGAGAAATTCGCGTGTCATTTGCTTAATAGAAGCTGGGCTTGAAATCGCGTTCATCTGGGCTATCCCTAGATTTACCGGGCACCATCGCCTCGGTGAAAGTCTTATACGCATATTGCGGATGACATGCAAGCAAAAAAATGCTGCCCGCGCGAATTGTTTTCACATCCCCCAAACATCCGCCACGCGCTGCATCGCGCCTTTGAAATCCCGCACCTGCAAATCCGGCGGCCAAATATTCCAGCCGATGACCGTCCGCACCCCTGCCACAAGCGGCGCCGGCCCTATCGCCGCGTCAGCTATCCGCAAGTCCGCCAATGCCGCCACCTGGGCAGCCGTCGGGCCATAGCTTGCCGCCCCATGCCCGCGCGTGTCCACCTTGGCGCCGCTCGCCACCTCCAGCCGCGTCAGGTAGCGATCTGCCGCCTCGTGCTGTTCGTCCGTCAGGTGCCCGGCAAGCCAAAGCTGGTGATAGATCACCTTGGCGCCTGCTGACCGCACAGAAGGGCGCCCAGGGTTTTCAGGGTCCGCCCGGTAAGCAAGCCAGGCCGTGCCATTGGCCAAGCGCTGGGCAGGGCCGAAATCCAAGGTTATGGGCTTTTCAGGGCGCCCGCGCGGGCGCGCGGGTTTCGGCTTCGTCATGGCAAGGGCTCCATTCATGTCTAGCTTCCTTTCAACCGCGCCGCAAGGGCTTCAAACCGCGCTACAAGCCCTTCCAGGTATTCCCGGCTAGGCTGGTCTAGCTTCGGATGCTGCAAGCCGTCCTGGGCGGCTCTGGCGCGGCGCAAACAGTCCTCGGCAAGCGCATCATCGGCATGGGCACGCGCCACTTGGGCAGGAGTTAGGTCCATCAGCGCCACCGCTTGCCGTGCTGGGGGGTGCGGCGCGGGATCAGCCTGGAGGCAATGGCGGAAGTCAGGCCGGCAGGCGGGTGCGGGTAATCGCCGTTCATCCCGGCTGCCACCCATGCCGCATGTTCCGCGTCCCATGCGTCGAAGGCCGCCTTGATGCTGGCCGGGGTCGGGTAAT